AAGGTATATTCCTGCTGGTGTTGCGGCTGTCTATGGATCTTATTTAGGATTTCGTAGTAGACCAAAATCACGTGTTTCTGCTTCAATTCTTCAGCAATCAATGATTGAGGAGGGATATGAGGTTAAACACGGTGCACCAGTCATGGTAGGATATACACCCTGGCGTACTGCTGCTTTAGATATGGTCAATCCAGTTACTAAAATGGATATTTCGGTATTAAATGAATGTAAAAAATCTTTTATAGCTGATATATTCAAAGGTTTATCTAAGGATGCGCTTAAAGATGTTATGATCTATAATGACTTGGTTACTATGAATGGAGCACCTGGTGTTGCATTTGTTGATAAGATGAATCGCAATACTAGTTGTGGTGCACCATGGCGAAAAGGGAAGAAACATTTTTTAATTGAACTTCCTGCTACTGATGCTTATCCTGATGCAGTGATGTTTAATGATGAGGTTATGTCTCGCGTTAATACAATTATTGCTAAATATAAGAATGGTGAACGAGCTATGCCTGTTTTTACAGGACAATTGAAGGACGAAGCTTTAGCATTCCGTAAAATTGTTGCTGGTAAAACACGTGTATTTGCTGGTGCTCCTGCTGATTGGTCATTTGTAGTACGAAAGTATTTGTTATCTGTTATCCGTTTAATTCAAACAAATAAGTTTGTTTTTGAAACTGGTGTAGGTACAAATGCTTGTTCTACACAGTGGCAAGAAATTCGTGATTATTTGACTGTTTTTGGTGATGATAGAATGATTGCAGGTGATTATGGTTCTTTTGATAAAACCATGCCACCTGATGTAATTCTAGCTGCTTATGATATCATTTATGCTATTTGTAAGGAAGCTGGTTATTCTGAATCTGATTTGTTAGTCGTGCAAGGTATTGCCGAAGATACTGCATTCCCATTAGTTGATTTCAATGGGGATTTAGTTCAATTCTATGGTAGTAACCCTTCTGGACATCCTTTAACTGTTATTATTAATAGTTTGGCAAATAGTTTGTATATGCGTTATTG